TAATGCAGGATCGGGTTCTATACCATAATTAGATATGACTAATTCTGCATCTGGCATTTCATCAACTATTTGTGGCCATAATTGTAATAATTTGTCTAATCCTCTTTCAGGTCTGGATGAATAAATAAATTTATTGGATTGTTTTTTTGGTTTTGTTTTTGTTACATTTATTGCATTAGAAAAGCTATCAAGATCAAGACCATTATTTATAATTGTTATTTTATTTGTTAATTGAGGATATTTTGCAATAAATTGATCTTTATGCCACGGTGTTAAGCATATACATCCTGTAATATAGTTATCCCATTTTGTTAATATTTGATTTTCATTTAAATTGCATCCATATGGAAGTAGTTGTGTATCATGTGCCCAAATATAAGATTGATAAAAAGAGCATTCTTTAAAAATTTCATAAAATGAAATATATCTGGACACTATTACTGTATGAAATGAAGTTGTTTTTATTAATTGTGGAATATCAGCTAGTCTAATATAGGTAATATTATCAAAATTTTCATTTCCTACAACTCCTGCAACATAAATATTATATTTTTTTGGAAAAGAATTGCTAAGATAAGCTACTGCTTTTTCTGAACCACCTAATGCATTATTTTGCATATAAGAATAATTCCAGTCAATATCCGAAAAGCCTGTATAAAATAAAATATTTTTGCTAGATGCGCACTCTTCTTTAGAAAATATAATTGATTTATCTATAATTGTTTTTGGAAAAATATAACTGATATTGACACCAAAGCGTATATCATAATCCTTTAAATAATCAAATGTATTTAATGGCACACTTGCATCATATAAAATGCGAATATAATCATCTGTTAGAGCAATAAATTGTTTCATTTTATCTGGTTTCACGTATTGAACAAAAAACTGCAAATTATATAATAAGTTCTTAACATACCACAGATCTATTAGAGGATATTTTTTAATAAAAATAATTTCAAACATTCTAATAGCACAAACAAAGTCTTGCACCTTATCTGCAATTAATATCATGTAATAAGGAACAAAAAAATTGTATTTATCTATAGATACAAACAATTTTTTATCTATATTTGCATTCAAATAATGATTCTCATAATAATCTTTAATATTCGAGTAATAATTGTAAGCTATTTTAAATTGATTTTCGCAACAATAATGAACTAACAAAGGATAAATACATTCAACTCTTTCTTGATCATATCTGAATGCTTTAACTAAATAAAAGAATCCATTTTCTGCTTGATTTAATTTCTCAAAACATTCATAAATGTATAAACATGATAGATAATGTTCTTGTTCCCAATTATCTTGATTTAGTGTTATTTTATACCACTTGATTGCTTCTTCAAAAGAACCATAGTCCTTGAAACTGTTTGCACAATAAAAAGCATATCTACGGTATAATGGATCTTTTATTGCAAGAGTTTCTGCATGGGCTGCTTCTAAAATTTTTGCATCTTTCAAATACTTTTCTGGATCTTGGCTTCGGTTGCCACTACGTCCGGAAACAACAAAATAATTTCCTTCAATTACAGTGTTAGTTGAATTTGGCTCTAAACAACAAATAAATTCATGTAATACAGATTGATACATAAAGTGTTTTTTATTGTTGATTAATAAAACTCGAGTATAAGCAATTCCTGCTGGAGATCCAAACTTTAAATGATATTCATCATATACTGTATCGTGCGCATTAGGCATTTCAATATTACCAACAATTTCATCATCTGCATCAAAAACAAGAAGCAAATCTGTTTTTTGAAAAGCACGATCTAATGCTAATGTCCTGTTATGTGCAAAATTTTTCCATTCGTCAATATGTAGTTCGCCATTAATACCTTTGCTTTTAAAAAACTCAATGATTATCTCTTTTGTATTATCAGTAGATCCTGTATCACAAATAACCCAATAACTGAATTGAATTTTACTGCATAATTTTTCTAGTGTTCCTCTTATTATATGCGATTCATTTTTAACAATCATATTTAAACAAATAGTTGGATTTTCAATCTTTTCGGTAATAATTAATTCCATTATTTATTATAATTAATTAAATTTGATATATTTAACTAATTATATTTTATTTATATTATACATTATACATTAACAATAATTGTAAATAATCATTAAAGTCCTTAAAATATTCATATTTATTTATTTCTTTTAATACATCCAGAGATATTTCTATATTTTGTTTTTTAATTTTAATATGAGCAATTCCTCTGTAATTAATATTATAATAATATGAAAATATTAGATCATCTTTATAATGCAATAACAAATAGTAAATTAGTTTCCAAATATCTCCTGTCCATTCTTCTCGATATTTTAAAATACCATTCTCGTAGTAATGTCTCTCCGGAATTTTAAGTTGTTCATTATAATTTAATGGTATAATATCATCTATAAAAATGGATCCATTTTTATTTAATATCTTTATACTATTATTGAAATCTCGTAATACATTTTCTACATGATGCATCCCATCAATAAATATCACATCATAATTTTGTAATGATTTTTTTTCAAAAAACTCATCTGATGTGCATTTAAAAATGCCGGAATCATTGCATTTTGGATCAGGATCTACTCCAGTTTTATTTAAAAAATGAACATTATTATATGTATATCCACTTTCTACACCAATTTCTAAATATTTTTTTGTTTTATCTATTATTAAGTTGATTACTTCATGTCTATTATTAAATAATGGTGCATTATATTTTGGTCTTTGCATACCTACATTTAAGATTTCATATTTTTCAGTTGATAGATATAAGAGCTTAAAATATTTTGTTAGTTCTTCATTTGTAGTATCTACTAATGAATAACACTTTATCTTATCTAGTTCTAAATAATCTAATCTTGACCAAAGATATTCATTTGTGCATTTGTTTTCTAACAAAATAAAATCATAAGAAATTTCTCCTTTTTCTTTTGCATATAATTCTCTAATACGGCTTAAATTATAAATAAGACTATCATAACCAATAATACAAATTTGATAATTTGCATCTGGATTAACTAACAAGTTGCAGTATTTGTTAGTATAAGTTGATTGATCCCTTAGCCAAATCTTAGAATGCTCATCTATATATTTTTTATCTTCATATGCATCAATTTCTTTCATTTTTTCATGAATATTATATGTTTCATAATAAATTGGACTAATATATGTAGGACCTATACGATTAATCTCCCAATTTCTAATAAGTGAAAAATTATTTTCTCCATCATTCATGTATTGAACATAACCTAATTTATGGATTTTTGCTGATTTATACCCTTTTTTATTAGCTGCACTTATTCCTGTCCTTATTAAAATCTCATAATCATCACATATATGTAAATGTTCGCAGTAACTGCCTAATTCCAATAAAAATTCTCGACGCCATATTCGTGGATGATTTGGACAGCAAACTAAATGACTCAATGTAATATTATTTATGTTAGGTGTAATATATACTAATCGCCATTTGTCTTTATATTTTATCGAATAATATCCGCCATATCCCTTGCAAATAAAATCACCATACCATTGATTTCCTCCCGATTCATAGACACAAATACAATCCATGTAAATAAACCCAACATCTGTGCACTTATCAAATAAATTTGCTGCATCTTGTAAAACATCTGGCAAAATTTCATCATCATGATCCATTTCTAATACATATTTTCCTCGGCATAAACCAATCGTTTCATTTTTCACATTTCCTATACTGCCATTATTTTGTGAATGTCTGTAAAATCTTATTCGACTATCATTATTAAAATTCTTTCTTAGAAACTGAAAATGTTTATCATCAGGTGAGTCATCCATAATCACCCATTCCCAGTCCTTAAGTGTTTGCACTTTTAGACTTTCATAGACACGCATGATCTTGTGAAATGAATTGAAAGAAGGTGTAAAAAGAGAAAAAGTAGGTCTTAAAAGCTCTCTTGGCAAAGAACAATTGGTAATAAATTTTTCATTAACATATTTATTAAAAGTTGCAATATCTGGTAGCAAAGATAGGTGTAAACGTTTTACAAACATTTTTTCAGAAATAATTTGCAACAATTCTTCATCATATTCTGTGTCAATAAGTCCATAAGTAATTAATAAATGAAAGTTAGCATTATGTAGTTTTTCAACCTTTTTAAAATTGTTAGTTATATAGATACTACAATCAAGTGCTTCAGAATTTGTTTTAAAAAATGCATCAACATCACTATATTGATCATGACGAAAAAAAATAATAAATGGAAATTTCATTTGTTATATTTATAAATGTTTAATATTTAAATTAATATTATAATATTAAATTATAATATTAAATTATTACATTGAATTATTACATTGAATTATTACATTGAATTATTACATTGAATTAATCCAATGTTTTATAATAGTATAATCTGTTTTATTTTTTAACTCACAAATTTTAAATATTTTTTGTGAAAAAAAATGGTTATCAATCACGTGTATATAATATCGCTTATTTTTGATTAAAATTTTGTTTATATGTGCAACATTTATAATGCCAAAAGTAAATTTAATAAATAATACCATAAAATAAAAAGTTAGTTATATAGTTATAACTATGTTAGGTTTATATCATTTCAAAATGATATATTTATTTAATTTAAAACTCCGGAGTGTGCTTTTTAAAAATGCAACCCTGAGCCATTAAACCCTTCACTTCGGTCGTAACATTTGCTGGATTCTGATTGTCGCAATTTGACATCCAAATTTTTATAATACAGAAATTTTTTTTGGGTGAAATGGTTATTCCCGTTACACAATTAACAAATGAAGATGCGTTGCTAATTGTTTCGCCTACAAGCACATAATTTAATTCTCTCCAAACTTCGCATACATTTTTGTTCGACACCTTGTATGAAAAGCTACCGCCATTTCTATTTTTTGGGTCTTCCCACATCGGAGCAATTCCATCCTTCATAACAAACAGCATACATGCTTTAATTAATGGGTCAGGTGTTGTCTCTGTCATTGCAATAGAATCTTCTAGCGTTCTTATAGAGGAAATTAATCTATAACTTTTAACAGTCCAATCGCTATCTTGTGGTAAATGCGCCCACAAATTCCATTTATTTCTTAATGGATGAGCGATTGTGCTGCTGGCGCTTGCATTGTTACTACTGGTATTACTTTTAGTGTTCATTGTTATTGCTAATTGAGGAGTAACCATTATAGATATATAAGTTCAATTTTTTTTAAATTATTTTATTAATATAATTAAAAAATAATTTAAATATGCATTTAAATATTAATTAAGTTTTTCTTTATTTGTCAATTTATTATCTTTATTTATAACTTCTTCATTTATATCTAGATCTTCATTTATAACTAGATCTTCATTTATATCTTCATTAATAACTAGATCTTTATCTTTTTTGTCCTCTTCATTATTTAAAATATGATAACCATCTTTCTCT